TCCATCAGATTCAAGTCCAACATTTCCAGTAGCAGAAGCATCTTCAATAAATGGAATTAAATTATTTTCATTTGTAGATTCATTATCAGCAACAGAAATGTGGTTTGCATTTGTGGCTGTTGTAACTGTGGTTCCAGCAATAACAGTTGCCAAAGCAACCCCTGCAACAGTAATTGCATCAGCTTCCAAAGTTCCGTCAAAGTCTCCGTCTACAGCATCAATGTTTCCAACAAAAGTTGTAGCAGTAACATTTCCTGTAACTGTTAAACCAGAAGAACTAAAGCTGCCTCTTGTTGTGCCTCCGCAAGTAATATCTAAGGTGTCTGCTGCACTTGAGAAAATGCCTGTATTAAGATCATCTCGAAACCCTAGTGCTGGTGCAGTATTTGAGCCATCTTCAAGGGTTAAAGTTCCGTCAAGTTGCAATAAAGTTACCCAACCATCGTTTGAACTATTGCGTATTTTTAAAACTCCGTCATTTGTATCTGCCCACCATTGATAGGCATATTTTGTAGAGGGTTCAGAAGAAGATGAATTATTACTTACAATAGCTGCTAGTGCATTATTTAAATCACTACGAAAGTTGGCCCCAGTTGCATTATCTAGTACGTAGTCGTGAGTTGCCATTTTCTAACTATTTTTATTTAAGGTTATCATAATTTTAAGAACCACGCCCAAATCCGACAGCGGTATATTTAAAATTTCTATCAACAAAACTTGAACCATTTTTTACATCTATATCAAAGCCGCTTCCTGTAATGTTGTGAAGGCTGAAAAAATCACCGCTTTGCATATTTTCAAGAATAATTCCGATTGTTGGAAGATGTGCTGTTGTTGACCCGCCGAGTTCAGAAGTACCCGTGAAAAAGGTATTGATGAAGGAAACCGACTTGCGAGAGCTACCTGAAGCAATGACGGCGCTAGGTGATTCTGTTCTTCTAATAAGATTTGCAGAATATCCAAGCTGTTTTACAACAATACTTTGTGCAGGGTCATCACTTGTTAATTCTGCCCTAAATTTAAAACCTCTTCCGATAAAAGTTCCATTTGCCATCGGCTCAAAAGGCGTAAAATTAGCTCCATAAGTACAATTTCCACTTGTTGTCTGACTTGTAGTTCCTGTTAAAACAAAATCATTAACACTTCCTGTACTTTGAATAACATATTCGCCATCAATACCTGTACCGCTTGTAAAATCAACGACAATTACATTTCCCGCTACATAACCATGATTTGCTTTTGTGACAACAATTTGTGTGCCTGATTGTGCGTAAGTGGCCGAAACTGACAAGTCAGGGTCTAAATCTGTTATCGCAACAAGTAACTTTGCGTTTGTATCAAAGGCCGTTTGAGCATCTATATCTGTCCAAAGATCAATCAAAGCTGTTCTTGAATCTATTAAATCATTAGGATAAAAAGATTCTGTCACAAAATGTCTTGTTAAATTTACAACTTGTTTCGAACCAAAATCAACATTACTTACAAAATTATATTTACCTAAAGAAGCAATATCTCCTAAAAAATCAATTGAAGATAAAGAATCAATAAGCCCTACAGAATCAATTTCTGTTATCGAACCTAGTACTAAACCGCCTAAAGTAGTATCTAAAAAAGTATTTGTTTTTGTACCATTAAAAGGTGTTGCATCTGTATCTTCTCTATCTGTAAGAATTGCAAGTTTTGGAAGAGCATCAGGTACAGTTACTACAACTGAAGTTTCTCCAGAACTTAAACGTCCTCCATCATCTCTAAATTTTAAAATATATTCACCTTCTAAAGCAGGAACTAAAGTTTCTGATACGTTACCTGGTAAAGCAGGAATTATATCAACTGAATTAGTAAAAGTTCCAGTACCATCTGTTAAATTACTATGCCTGACTACAATATTTCCTCCATGTGTTACGTCAACATCAGTAGCTTTATTAAAACGCAATCTAACAAATTGATCTGAAACTGGCTCTACTGTTAAATTAGAAACATCTTGAGGAAGTGCAGTTTTTCCAACAGCTTCAAAAGTAAGATCATTAGAAGTAGCAGAAAGTTGACCTTGTACGTTATAACTAAAAACTTGAATTTCATAAGTTCCTAGCTGACTATTCATAATTTGAAAATCAGGTCTAGATACTTTTTCAGAAACAAAATTACTATTTTCATATCTATAATTAACTTGATATTCAGTTACTCCTACAATAGGTTGCCAACTAATAAATATTTTAGAAACAGCTTGATTATTTATAGGTACTATAGTTTCTACAGCAGACAGGTTAGAAGGTGGTGGTTTTAGTTCATTTAATTTTGAAACTGTTCTTATAGGTAAAGAAGCACCATCTTCTATAAATGCATATTTTTCATTTATATAAGATAAAGCAGTAATTGTATAATTTATTCCATCAATTTCTTCTACAGTTATTACTCTAAATTTTTGTGCCTGAACTGCTGTATTTTGTATTAAATACATAGTTCCTACATTAGGTGTTTGTGAAAATGCCGAACTTACTGTTATAACTCCATCTGTAATATCTGTAATATCTCTAGTTTCAATAGTTCCATCTGGTAAAACTAAAGTTAAGGTTGGACTATCTGTTGTAGGTAAATCTGTATGTTGAGTATCATCTACTGTAACTACAGTAGTTGAAGTTACTGCTGAAAGTTTACCGCCACGCCTAACTCCTGCACGAACTGGATCATTAATTTCAATAACAGCTCCAGGACGAACTAAAAGTCCTGCTTCAAGTGATGTAGTAAAAGTACAAAGTTCTGATTCATTGCCTTCTGAAAATGAAATAGCCTTAGCTAATCTTTGAGCTTGTCCACGACTTGTACAACCAAAACCTTTAACTTGTTTTACAACAGTTCCAATTTTATTAATTAATGAGGTATTTTCAAAAATTTCAAAATCTATTTCTTGTGAATCCATATTGAAATATGAAACAGAAACTACAGAATGTCTTTGTTTCAAACTTGAACCTGTATAGTTAAATCCATCACTAGAAACATTTGCTAAAGAAAATATGTAAGAAGCATCTTTAGGCGAATCTTGAGCTAATAAAACAGTACCTGTTGACCAAATAGGCATAGCTCTCATTACGCCTGCTAATTCATTTATTAAATTAAATGCTTCGCTAGAAGATTGAATATTTACATTGCAAGAAAATCTAGCTTCCTGACCTCCAAAACCATCATCAACAAGTGTATTTGCAAATTTACTAGCAGTTACAAAAGAAAATAAATCAATAGAACTATCTGTTATATGAGTTCCAAATCCATATCTTTCAGTTGTTAATAAATCTAGAAGAATCATTGCTGGACAAGAACACCAAACAGCAGAGCCCATAACACCGTTAAAAATATATCCGCTTGGATAAACTATTCTGCCAGTAGCATTATCTATGCTTGGAGTACCAGAACCAGATGCACCTGCTCCAGGTATTCTTACTTTTACTCCTCTAATACGGAATTTTCGGCGGGGAACTGAACTAAACTGTTGAGAATCAAGTCTTATGGCGTTATATGCAGAGTTTGCATAAGTACTAGAATCATCTATTATTTCAGCTAAACTAGACCACTGAAAAGAATCTATTAGACTTGAATCTGTACTATCGGCAGTAACTCTTGAAACTCTTATATCAACAGGAAAAGAACCTGTTATTTTTACTGAATAATCTTTTTGATAAGCATCAGCTGTACGTCCAGTAATAGTATCTGTAAAAAGATCAGTAAAACCTCCAGAATTATATTGAACTGAAACTTTTAATTGAACAGTAGAACCTAATAAATCTCCTTCAGTAGTAGCTTTTTGTATTTGAGGAAAAGAAACTGTAATTTTAATTCTATCTACATTTGTATTTGTTATTTGTCTAGTTACTGGAGAACTAGCAGTTACTACTACTCCTACTGGAGTAATAGAAGAACTACTTTCAATACCATCTATTTTTGTTTGGTTAGAAGTTCCAAAACGTGGTGTAAAAGTTACATTTTGAAAATTAAAATCACTATCTGCAGGATCAGAAGAATTAGCTGTAGCTTTTAATACAGGGGTATCATTCAAAAAAACATCTTTTAAATAAGCATTTTTATATGCAGTAGATGTTTTATCTGTAATTCCTTCTTTTGAAGCAGAAGCACTTCCTTCAATTTCGCCTTCTGAAATAAGATCTAGAAATGTTGCAAATTGCCTGCTATGTAATGTATCTGGCGTTCTTGTTGGTTGTGGTGGAGTGGGCGGTGGTGGTGGACCCCCTGAACCTCTAATAATTTTTTTATTGTCTGTCATGCCTGTACTTGCTCCGTATCAATCCCTCCAGAAATCACAACTGATCCTGTAAAAATTTCTCCATAAACAATAGGTACTGGAGTTCCTGCTCGGCTTGTCTGTTGAGTACCAGAAAAACTAAATGAAATTCTTGGATCTCCTTCGCTTGAAAATTCAGGTTGTTTTGGCATAGGAAATAACATTTCACTAACACCACTTAAAACCAGACTTGCACCTATTAAACCTAAAGCTGCTGAACCATAAGCTCCTGCAGCATAAAGACCAGTTGCGCCCATTAAACCACCTCCGCCCAATAGACCAGCTCCAGAACCTCCAGCAAATAAACCTGCACCCATAGGAGTAAAAGATAAACCAATTAAAGCTACTCCTAATAAGATTTTCCCAAAATTACCACCAGAACCTACAATAACAGGTACAAAAGAAATATCAGATTTCCCTATAGGATCATGCAATTCTTCTTGTCCTATATCTTCATCATTAACAATAACTTT